AAAATAGTTACTATTACTAATAGAGGAGTTGGTTTAGGAACTGCTGGTGCTGTCTATACAAGAGTTCCAATTAAAGGTGATGGAACTGGTGCTGAATGCACTGTTATCATGTCGAATGATCAAACAGTAGATTCTATAACTGTTTCTAGTCAAGGATCTGGATACTCTTATGGTAGTGTTGATTTAGTTGCTGGTGGAGTTCCTACAGGAACAACAGTACCAACATTTGATGTTATTATTCCACCTCAAGGTGGACATGGATCTGATATCTATGAAGAACTGGGTGCATATAATGTTTTACTTTATTCTAGAATAGAGAATGACGCAGAAAACCCTGATTTTATTACAGGTAATCAAATAGCAAGAATTGGTGTGGTTCAAGATCCTAAAGGGTTTGGATCAAATAATTTATTAACATTAGATAAAGCAAGTGCAGTTCCTGCTCTTCGTTTAACTGGTGCAGGATATAGTTCTGCTACGTTTAATGCTGATTCATTACTTAAACAAACTATTGGAACAGGATCTACTGCTTTAGGTAAAGTTATTAGTTATGATCAAAATACAGGAGTTTTGAAGTTCTGGCAAGACAGAACTATGGCAGGATTCAATACTGTAGGTACTGCTCAAACAAATCCACCTTATGGATATAATTTGAATCAGTTCACTAGCACTCCAAGTGGTAATGGTAGCTTGACTATTGTTCCTTCTACAGGGTCTAATTTGGCAATAGATACCTCCTTCACAGGTGTCTCAACCGTAATAAATAGTAAGACCTATTACCTTGGGCAATCATTTAATAATGGCATTGCTAATCCTGAATCCAAAAAGTATTCTGGAAACATCATTTATATTGATAATAGACCATCTATTACAAGGTCATTAAACCAAAAAGAAGATATCAAAGTTATTTTGCAGTTCTAAAAAATCATGCCACAGCAAACGAATTTAAACGTATCGCCATATTTTGACGACTATTCAGATGATAGTGGTTATCATAAGGTGCTGTTTAAACCTGGAACTCCTGTTCAGGCGAGAGAACTTAACAATCTCCAATCTATTTTACAAAATCAGATTGAAAAGTTTGGGCAACATTTTTTTAAGGAAGGTGCAAAAGTAATACCTGGTAATACTGGATATAATAAACTATACTATAATATTCAACTTCAAAATACTTTTCAAGGAGTTCCTGTATCTGCATATGTGGATCAATTAGTAGGAACACAAATAACAGGAAGAACATCTGGTGTAACTGCAGTTGTAGATAATGTTTTATTGGCAGAAGACTCTGAAAGAGGGAATTTAACTTTATATGTTGCTTATATTGGTTCAAGCACATCAAATAATTCTACACAAACATTTGCTGATGGTGAAGAATTAACATCTAACACACCTATTAGTTCTGGTTTATTGGGTAATAGTAGTATTACTTCAGGAAGTCCATTTGCAATAACAATAGCACAAAATGCTGCTGCTACAGGATCTTGTTTCCAAATACAAGAAGGTGTTTATTTTATTAGAGGGCAGTTTGTTAAAGTAGAACAACAAACTCTTATATTAGAACAGTATAATAATCAAGCAAACTATAGAGTTGGTTTAGCAGTAAATGAGGAGATTATAAACTCTGACATGGATGAAACCCTGAATGATAATTCACAGGGATTTAACAACTATTCTGCTCCAGGTGCTGATAGATTAAAAATTACTTTATCATTATTTAAGAAACCATTAGATGATTTTGATGATAATGCTTTTGTTGAAGAGGCAGAAGTTGTTGAAGGTGTTCTTAAGTCTAAAGTAAAGACTAGTGCATATAAAGGTCTTTCTGATGAACTTGCACGTAGAACATATGATGAATCTGGAAACTACTATGTAAAACCTTTTAATGTTACTACTAGAGATTCATTAAATGATAATGTTGGTAATAGAGGTATCTTTAAGGAAGGTCAGTTTACTTATAGCGGAACTATACCTGCAGAAGATCTTGCTGTTTACAAACTTTCTCCAGGTAAAGCATATGTCAGAGGATATGAGATAGAGACTACATCTCCTGTCTTTTTAGATTGCCCAAAACCAAGAACAACAAAGACTTTAGAAGGTCAAAATATAATTTATAATACAGGTGCAACATTAAAATTAAATAGAGCTTATGGTAATCCTACTATAGGTATAGGTAATACTTATATTTTGAGTTTAAGGGATCAAAGAGGAGGTGCTGATCAAACAGCAGTTCCTGGATCTGAAATTGGTCTTGCAAGAGTTTATGATTATAGTTTAGAAACAGGATCATATAATTCCGTATCTAGATTAAATCAGTGGGATTTATCTTTATATGATGTTCAGACAGTTACTAAAATAAGTTTAAACCAACCTATTGCTAGTTTACCTACACCTACTTTTATAGAGGGTGCTAATAGTGGTGCAACCGCATTCCTTAAAGATACTGTTACTAATAGTGCTGCCTTAAATCTTTATGAAAGAGAGGGTGATTTTATAGAGAATGAAGCATTAATATTCAATGGTGTTCAAAATGGAAGAGTTGCCATTGCAGTAACTGCATATGGTATTTCTGATGTAAAATCAGTATTTGCTACAGACGATGGAACAGTTGGAGCTGCAGGAACATTTAATGCAGATGTTATTCAGTCTCCATCACTCTTTGTTGGAATTGCAACTGTCACTGCTGCTTCGGGTGGAGTAAGCACTGTAACTAGTGCAAGTAGTGATGTATTTCCTGGTAGTGGACTAGTAAAGGTAAACAATCTAGTTCAATTCAGTAATCCTGCTAAGTCTAATGATCCAACATATGGAAGAATAACTGTTGTTGGCGAATCTTCTATCACAATTGCTAATGTTGCAGATGTAGATGGAATTGCAAATGGTAGTTTACCCACTGTAGCAAGAGAAGTAACAGATTTACAAGTTTTAACTACTAATCTAGCAGCATCTTCTGATAATACATTATTCACAAGATTACCAAAGGATTATGTTTCTGACGTAGATTTAACTAATGCATCTCTTTCTATAAGAAAAGTATTTACTGTTAATATTGTAAACAATAAATTAGCACAATCAGTTTCTGCTGGATCTAGTGAGTTTTTCCTTCCATTTGATGAAGAAAGATATTCATTAGTTCGTGTTGATGGTAGCACTGAACCATTAGTATCTGATCAAGTAGAAATCAGTATGGATGGTAAAGCACTTCAGATTTATAATTTAGGATCAAATGATGCAGGTGCTCAACTAACAACTACACTTACAAAACAAAAACCAAAAGCAAAGAAAAAGATTAAGAATAGAGTTAATAGTCTTATTGTTGATAAATCTACAAATCCAGCATCTGGTATTGGTTCTACTACAACAAATGATGGATTAACCTATGGTGCTTATCCATATGGAACTAGAGTGCAAGATAAACTTTTATCATTAGGTTCTGCTGATGTTATGAAGATTCATGGAATTTATGAATCTGCTTCTTTAGAAGTTCCATCAGCACCAAAGATGGTTCTATCTGATATTAATAGTCAATCTACCACTACTACTGAATTAACTGTAGGGGAACACCTTGTTGGACAGAATAGTGGTGCAATTGCAATGTATGCGGAAAGACTAACTGATAGTCAGATCACGTTCATTTATAAGAATGATTTTGTATTTTCTGAAGGAGAAACTGTAATATTCCAAGAGTCTGAAATTCAAGGAGTTGTTACAACATTAGATGCGACGAGTTTTGAGATAGGTGGTGAATATACATTCACTACAGGTCAAGAGAAGACAATATATGATTATGGAACTATAACAAGAAGATTAGAAGCAGAAGCACCTAATAAGAAAATTAAGGTTTACTTTGAGAGTGCATACTATGATTCTACTGATGATGGTGATATTACTACAGTAAATTCTTATGAAAACTTTGATTATGCTAGTGATATCATGGGAATTGATGGTATCTCTAATGCAGATATTATTGATATAAGACCTAGAGTTGCTGATTATATAGTTTCTGAAAGCACTAGATCTCCATTAGAGTTCTATGGTAGAACATTTAATAATGAAGGTCAGACTGCTACTAATATTTTAGCATCTGATGAAGCTATTATTGCTACATTCTCTCATTATCTTGGAAGAATTGATAGAATTTTCTTAACAAAAACTGGAGAGTTCCAAGTTAAGTATGGTTCTCCTGCTGAAAAACCAGATAAACCAGGTAATGTGGATGCTGCACTTGAAGTTGCAACTATAAACTTACCACCTTATCTCTTTAATCCTGAACAGGCAGATATTCGTGCTCATGAATATAAGAGATTCCAAATGGTTGACATTAAGAATCTTGAAAATAGAATTAAGAATTTAGAGTATTATACTGCATTAACTTTATTAGAAACAAATACTGCTAACTTATTCGTTTCTGATGGTGATGGACTTAATAGATTTAAGTCTGGATTCTTTGTTGATAATTTTGATTCTTTCCTACCACAGGAAGATAGATTAGGTATTAAGAATAGTATTGATAGATCATTTAAGGAAGTTAGACCAAAGCATTATACCAATTCAGTAGATTTAATTTTTGGTCCTGTTACTGATGTAGATCCTACTACAGATTTGGCATTTAGTTCAATAGAAGGTATTAATGTAAGAAAGAATAGTGATGCTATCACTCTTGATTATGCTGATGTTGAATGGTTAAAGCAGAGTTTTGCCACAAGAACTGAAAGTGTAACTCCTTTCCTTATTAGTTTCTGGCAAGGAACTGTAGAATTAACTCCAGCAAGTGATAACTGGGTAGATACTGTTAGATTAGAAGCAAAAGTTATTCAGACAGAAGGTAACTATGCGGAAACAATGGCTGCTGCAAGTAGAAACTTTGGAACAGATCCTCAAACAGGATTTGCACCTGTTCTATGGAATGCATGGCAGACTAATTGGACTGGTATAGATGTTGTAGATAGAACTAGAGTAACTCAAACTGGTGGTAATTGGGGTGCAAGATTTAGTAGAGGTGGATGGCCTAATGGAGATCCTTCTACAAACCCTGCCAGATGGATTCAGCAGCGTAGAACTACAACTACGAGGGAAGAAATAAGAGAAACAATTAATAGGGGTGTAGAGTCCAGACAGGGCGTTAGAACAATTGTTAGTGAAGTATTTGATAGACAGTCTCAAGGAGAGAAGGTTCTTAATAGGGATATTATTCCTTACATGAGATCTAGAAACGTTGAATTCGTTTCCAAGAGAATGAAACCAATAACTCAACTTTATGCATTCTTTGATGGAGAAGATGTAACTAAGTATTGCACTCCAAAACTTCTAGAAATAGAAATGAGTTCTGGTACATTCCAAGTTGGTGAAACTGTTATTGGTAATGTTCAAGGAACAGGATTGGGTGGTGACAACTTTAGTAATACAAGACCAAGTATTACATTTAGGGTTGCACAATCAAATCATAAAGAAGGACAATATAATGCACCAACAGTAACTTATGTTTCAAGTCCTTATACACAAAAACCAGTTCCTGCAACATATACATCTACTTCAACTACATTGAATATTGATGTATATTCACTGCAAAATGAAACTCAAGGTGAGTTTTATGGTTGGGTAGAAAGTGGAATGATTCTTACTGGAAAGACTACTGGAGCACAAGCAAAAATTACTAATGTTAGATTAATATCCGACCTTTCTGCTTTCTGTGCTGGTAGTTACTTCATTCCAAATCCAAATGGAGTTAATTTCCCCAGATTTGAAACTGGTAGTAGTGTATTCACTCTTGTTAGTGATAAAGATAATAACCATGATGAAGCAGTAACAATTGCTGAAGAATCATACACTGCTGCTGGAGCATTAGAAACTGTCCAAGAAACTATTATTTCAGTTAGAAATGCTAGAGTAGAACAGAAACAGGAATTCCAGCAACGTAATGTTAATAGAGTATTGGGAACAGAAGTGGTTTCTACTGCAGTAACTGCAGGACCACTTGAAGAAAGAGATGTAGGTTGGTTTGATCCTCTTGCACAATCTTTCTTGGTTGAAGAAGAGACTGGTATATTCCTTACAAAATGTGATGTATTCTTCCGCACTAAGGATGATTTGGATATACCTGTGGTGTTCCAGTTGAGAACAATGCAGGGAGGATTCCCAACACAAAAGGTTCTTCCTTTCTCTGAAATTGTATTAAGTCCAAATCAGGTTAATGTTTCTGGTGATGGATCTGTTGCTACTACAATAGAATTTAAGTCTCCAGTATATTTGGAGAATGGTGGAGAGTATGCAATTTGTTTAGCATCTAACTCTACAAAGTATAGTGTTTATATTTCTCGTATTGGTGAAGAAGATCTTCTTACTAATACCTTTATTTCTAACCAACCTTACTTGGGTTCTCTCTTTAAGTCACAAAATGCTTCTACATGGGAACCAAGTCAGTGGGAAGATCTTAAGTTTACTCTTTATAGAGCAGACTTTATTGAATCAGGAAGTGTAGAGTTCTATAATCCAGATCTTACAGAAGGAAATAACCAAATTCCATATTTGATGCCAGATTCATTGAGTTTGAAATCTAAAGAAGTAAGAGTAGGATTAGGCACTACTGTATTTGATGCTAATCTTGAATTAGGTAATACTGTTTATCAGATGGCAACTCAAGCAACTGGTAATCTGGTTGGAACTGCAGGAACTGCTGCTGGTCCTAATTTAGCAATTACTGATGCTGGTATAGGATATACTCCTGCTGCGAGTCAAGTTACTTATAGTGGTGTAAATCTAGTTACTATAACAGGTAATGGTCGAGGTGCAGTAGGTTCTATTACAATTAATAGTGGTTCTATAGTTTCTAATGGAGCAACAATTACTAGCGGTGGATCTGGTTATCAGATAGGTGATGTTGTTGGATTTAATACTCTTGGAATTGCTTCTGTTGGTAGAAATGCTAGATTGACAATCACATCTATTGGTGCTACATCAGAACTTATCTTAAATGAAGTTCAAGGTAACTTTGTTGTTGGTGCAGCAAATACTGTTATGTTTGTTGATAGTGATACTCAAGTTAGAGAATTGAATAGTGCTAATGGAGGAGATGTTCAAATTTCTTCAATTAATCAAGATAATGATGGATTGCATATTAAAGTTAATCATAAGAATCACGGAATGTATTTCAGCGATAATAAAGTTGAGATTTATGGTGTTCAATCTGATATTAAACCAACCAAGTTGACTTCTGCATTTAATGCAACATCAACATCACCTCTTTCTGTTGTTAAAGCGGAAGATTTTGAGGAATTTGAAAATGTTGGTGTAGGAACTACAAATACTGGATTCCTTCGTATTGGTGAAGAAATTATTGAATATACTTCTGTTTCTGGTAATACAATTGGTGGTAATATTACACGAGGTGCAAATCCCGTATCATATCCAGTTGGAACTCCAGTTTATAAGTATGAGTTAGCTGATGTTAACTTGAAGAGAATTAATAAGACTCATGATTTATCTGATGTAACTAAATCAGATGCTATCACTTTTGATTCTTACAATATTAAAGTTGATATGTCAGAGAAGTTTAATGTTAATAATGATGATAGAAGTAATGATGTAGGATTGCCTCAATTATTTGTAGGTCAGACTAAATCTGCTGGTGGATATGATATAAGGGCAACACAAAACATGCCATTTGAAATTGTTACACCAGTTGTTCAAAATCTAACTGTTAAGGGAACTTCTCTTACAGCAGAATTAAGAACTACTACAAGTAAGAGTATAAGTGGAAATGAAATTCCTTTCTTAGATACAGGATATGAAGCAGTTGCACTTAATGAATCAAATTATATGACTTCATCTAGATTGATTGCTTCTAAAGTTAATGCAGATGCTAAATTAACAAATCTAGTTGGTTCTAAATCTTTGAATATGAGAATGTTCCTTAACACTACTGATAGTAGAATAAGTCCTGTAATTGATGGTCAAAGAGTAAGCACAATACTTACTTCTAATAGAGTGAATGATGTTATTGAGGATTATACAACTGATCCAAGAGCAAATTCTCTTACTGATGATCCAACAGCATGTCAATATCTCTCTAAAGAACTTAATTTAGAGAATCCTGCAACATCTATTAAGATTTTGGTAGGTGCTCATATTCATCTTGATGCTGACATAAGAGCATTCTATGCTGTTAGTGATAAGCAAGGATTTAAACCTGTATTTACTCCATTCCCTGGATTTAAGAATCTTGATAAACAGGGGCAGGTAATATCACCTAAGAATAATGATGGTCAATCTGATACTTTAGTTGTCAAGTCAAATTCATATGGATTTGAACCACAAGATATAGAG